GGAACATGCGTCCGGTCACGCGGCCCCAGAAATCGTAGACCGTGAACATGTCGTTCACGCCCTCGGCATTCGACTCGTTGAAATCGACGTCGTTCTGCCGCTGCACGTTGAAGTCGTCGGTGTTCCAATCGAGCGTTGACGACTTCGCTTCCACCAGCACGAGCGCCAGCGCGTCGGGCGAGAATGACGACAAATTGCGGCAGGCGTTCAGCTTCGCGCGCGTCAGGCGCATGCGCTCGATGATGAACTCGCCGTCCTGCGGGTTGGTCGAGTCTGGCGAGGGGAACAGGTTGCGCGGATCGACCGCTTCGACGCACAGGATCGCCTCTTCGGTTGCAGCCAGCTCCGAGCCGTCCCATTTGAGCCGCTTGCGGTTTTCGATGATCGGCCCCTTGAGGCAACCGACCGGGAACGTGACCAGGTGGGCGATGAACTTGGGCCAGTTATCCCGCCAGCCGCCTTCGTCGAATTGATCCTCGATGCGCTGTTGCATCAGATCGGACGCCTTGCGCGCCTCGTCCATCGCCATCGCATGCGCGGTCTGGCGCATGCGTTCGGCGATCTCCTTCGGGAGAGGCTGGCCGGGCGCCGTCATCGCCTGTTGCTGAATCGCGACGAACAGGGCCTCTTGCACCTGCGCTTGCAGGTGGTCGGGCAGCGACGGAACAGGCGTCGGCTCCAGCGTCCACGGGCGATCAGCTGCCTCAGCATAGACGTCGAGAATCCAGCTTTCGGCGGCGCGGCAGAGCAACCCGGTCACATTGCGGAAAACGTCGCAACCGTCGGGATAGGCTTCGACGTCAGCTTCGGCGTAGCGCCCGTCGCGGTTGCGCTGGCACGTCTCGAACGTCTCATCCAACTTGAACCGCTTGCGATGCGCCGTCGCCCGCGTGAGGCATCGGCGCACATGGTCGGCAAGCTGCGAGATAGGATCGTCGTTTTGTTCGTCGCGGGCGCGGTCTAGCCTTGAGAACCGCCCGTCCTGAAACCCCGGATCGCCGACGCCCTCCACGCGTCGCAGCCCATCGGCCGCATACTCGCGCGCGCGCTGCGCGTCGCTGGAAGTGTCGTCATCGGCCCCGAGGGGCCAGTCCTCGATCATCCGTCGAAACCATCCTCGATGGAGCGCACGAGCATCGCCTTGCCGGCTTCCAGCGTGGCGATGCTTCGGCTTGCTTGGGCCTTCGGCCCAAAGCCAAACACCTCGCAACGGCCGGCGCGCAGCACGAGAGCCGCGTCGGTGATCACGCCCCACTCCCCAGCGTCGATCTGATCCGCGATGTGGCGCAGCGTCGCCGACACGTCGCGGAAGTTGCTGGCGTAGATTGTCGTGACGGGCGCGTGCTGCTCATCGCTCATGCGCTGCGATACCTTCGTGGCTCGCTCTGCGCGCCGGTCCCGCCGGGCCACGAGAGCGGCATGTCGTAAATGCGAGACATGGCGTCTATGCCGTCGTCATGCTTGCCGGCCGGGAACGGAAGCATCTCCTCCTCGATCAGCACATCGACCAGATCGACCGAGCGGCCGTCGTGAAGTGTGCGCAGGAGACCCGGAGGGAGATACCAGCGCCCGGCTATCAGGTGCGGGATCATGCGCCTGATGCGGTCATTCTTCGAGTTGCGGCCGCCCAGCGGCGTGATCGAGAAGCGATAGTGCTCGCGCTCCTGTTCGCCGAGGATGTGCTGAATGTCGCTGTCTTTGCCGTATTTTTCCCATCCGACGGCGCGCGGCTTCCAGCGGCGATGCAGGTTGAACAGCGTGCGCGTGCGGCCCGCGAGGTCCATCCGGTCGCGGATCATGTCGAGCAGGTAAAAATTCTGGTCGGCATGAAGGCCGATGACGGCGAACACGGTCCAGTCAGACTTCTTTTTCGCATCGTCGGCTGGGTCGACCAGAATGTATCTGGTCATGGTCGCCCATGCGTGATCGTCCATCGCCCGCGCGGTGACCTTGATCCACGACCGCTCAATCTCCTTGCCGCCAGCCGGACGAGGCCGCTGCTGATACATCGACTCCCAATCGCGGGGGTCTGACGTCGAGAGCGCTGCCTTGATCTTGAGCAGCGCCGGAATGGGATAGCGCTCAGGCCACAGAGCGTCGCCGACCTTGCGCCCGAGCGGACACGGGCCGAGCGTGTCGGCGGCCTCCTCGTCCCAGATCGCAGGGAGCGAGATGCGCTCCCAACCCTCCTCATGATGCTCCTTGAGCAGCCAGCCGACCAGATCATCGTCGTGCCAGCGCTGATGCATGATCAGGAGCGATCCGTCGTCTTCGAGGCGCGTGTAGATCGACGCCTGATACCAGTCCTTGATGGCCTGCCTGACGACCTGCGACTCGGCTGCGGCGCGGTCCTTGATCGGATCGTCGATGACGATGAGGTTCGCGCCGCGCCCGATCGGCGTCCCACCGACGCCGACCGCGAACGCCTCGCCGCCGCCGACGAGCGCGAAATCAGCCTTGGCCGCTGTGTCGCCCCGAAGCGCCGCGCGCTCGCCGAAGATGGCGACATGCAGCGGATCGGCGAGTTTGTTGCGGACCTGACCGGACAGGCGTTCCGCCAGGTGCGCGGTGTGTGACGCGGTGATGATCTTGAATTGCGGATCGCGGCCGAGCGCCCACGCCGGGCCGTCGACCGAACAAAGCTGGCTCTTGCCGTGTCGCGGCGGCGCTTCGAGGATGATCCGCCTCCCCTTTTCGGTCGCCGCCTCTTGCATCTTGCGAGCGATCAGCCGGTGATGACGTCCGACCTGATAGCGCGGGTTCGTGAGGATCGAATAGCCCAGGATCGAGGAGCGCGCGAAATCCAACGCCGCGGGGAGGAAGCCCGGCGCCACGCTCATGGATCAGGCCGCGTCCGCCGTCTCGTAGGTCGCCTCGAATATCTCCGGCTTGCAGGGGTAAAACTCGCCCGCCACACCCTTGATGATCCAGTCGTTTTCAGACGCTGTGTGGGCTCCTTCGAGCGTGGCGATGAGCAACTCGCCTGAGTAGAGGATCGAGGCTGTGCCCGGCCGCTCCGCATTGATCCAGCGAAGGATCGCGACGCCGCAGTCCCCGGTAAACTGCCGCGCCTCGATGACGACGGGCTTTTTGCGATACATCGGCATGATGTTAGCTCCCGGCGATGATCGGCTCGACGAGCCTTTAGGGGGAGCCCGCGGCCGTGCTCATCGAATAGGCCGACAACTCACGCAGCGCGGCCGCGCGGCGGATGCGCTCGCGCTGCACCATGTCGATCAGGATCGCGATGTGCGAAGATCCGGACATGAGCCACGAGCGCAGCGTCGCGCCCGCGACGCGGGGGAAACTCAACTCGACGCCCACGTCAGCACCCCTTCCGGCCGCCGCGGCCCTTGCCGCCCTTGCCGCCCTTGCGTCCGCCGATCTGGATCACGCCGCCGGGGCCGGTGGTGTTGGCCGAGCCCTTCCCGGGCTTGCCCTTGATGTCGCGCGGGAGGCTGCCGCGCCGGGAGCCGCGCCCGCCTTCGTCGCCGTCATTGTCGCTGATCATGCGGGCCATCTGCATCACTCCTGAGAAAATCTTTCAGCCGGCCGCCGAAATACATGCTTCCGGGCGGTAATGGCGGGTCGATGGTGACCCTCACGCCAGCGATGCGAAGCTCATGATCCGCCAGCGCGCCCAGATGCGCCGATGCCGTCGAGCTATCGTGCGCAGCCATGCGGAGACCCATTCGAAGTGCCTCCGCAGCGCCGGCAGAATTGAGCGTGACCGTGATCGCCACGACTTCATCACTGATCGCCAGACACCCAGCACCATGCTTGATGCGATGGACGGCCTCGACAATCGAATCCATCACGCCTCGCGCATCATCCCCCATCGCTCATCTGCCCGCCGTCAGCGCCTTGACCTGCCACATGCAGGCTTCTTCGAGCTTGGTCGCGGCGAGGGCGGCGGCGCGCGCGCCGGGGTGGTCGCGGTCGGCGGCGATGCGAAGCATCACATCGATCATGCCTGCGACGGTAAACTTGGTTCCGTCCACGGCGGAGAGACCCGACGGGTTGAACCGCACGCCGACGCGGCGCTCGCCCTCCGTGAGGGTCTGCACCGTCGCGTCCGCCTGGGCGGGCGAGGCGGTGGCGCGCTCCGCCTCGCCGCGCTCCGCGCCAACCATTCGCCGATCCATCTCGTCCTCTCCGTGGTCTGCGCCGCCCTGCCCCGCATCGGAATCGCGGCGCCCTTCAGCGGGGCAAGGCGGCTGGCTTCGGGCGCGTGGCGGACCCCTACAGGCCGCCGCCCTCCACCGTCTATTTGGCCGCCCCAGCCCAACGCCGTCTGGCGGGAAGCGCTAGGATGGAGCGGCCGGCCTCTCAAGCGCGGACGGAAGATCCGCGCGAGAGACCATCTCTCCGGCGGGAGCCTCACCCGTCGAAATCGTATCCGCGACCGATCAGCATCTCGCGCGCCAGGCGCTCGGCCTGTTCTTCGGTGATTTCGACGCCGGACGCGTTGGCCAGGCCCTCGTGCTTCACGGTCTGCCGGTCGCCGAACATCTTCGGCGCAAGCTTCGACGCGGCCCACTTCCGCGCCTCAATCTGCAACTGACGATGGCCAAGCATATCGGAGCGCTTTACCTCACGCCCCGTAGGTTTGTCTGTGACGATCGCTCCAATCTGTGGAGTATCGGCTATGTCGACGATCTCAGAGACGTAGTATTCAGCAAGACTTTCCCGCGCGCGCGCCAGATTGTCCGCAAATTCCGGATACTTGCGAAGCCAGCTAAACACGGTCGAGGCGGAAGGCCGGTTTGCGAACGCGCAGTAGGAAACGAGGCTGTTCCCGTTTGCGACGTGCTCGCAAATGTCGTCTCCAATCTCCGGTGAGAACTCCGTTGGTCGGCCCCGAGCCCTGCCGCGCGGGTTCTGCGGCGGAATGATCTCAGCAACCTGCGATCCGCCCACGGATCAATCCCCGGTCGAGGCCGGCAGGCTGCGCCAAAACCCGACGATCCAGTCGAGCGTGAACACGCCGACGATGGCCGCGCCGCCGGCCGCGCCGGCCGACGTGGAGCCATCGAGAACGATCCCTCCGAGGCCGGCGAGGAGGACGCCGAGGACGACGCCGCGCCAGATCGAGCAGCAGGGGCACTGGACCTTCAGCCATCCCGCCACGGTTTCGGTGATCGAACCCGACCGCCCACACGCCTGATCGTGAAAAAACATCGCCGCCTCGATGGCTGGATCGCTTACACGCTGCGCGCCATGATACATCTCATAACGCTACCGAAATGAACGTCAAGAGGTTATCGATTTTTTCCCCGGCCCATCACCTCGCGGAACTTTCGCAAACCGTCCGAGACGCACCGCGTCGCCATGACGCCGATGGCGCGAGTCTCGGCGGCTTGCATCGGATCGACGTCGTTTACCGCCACGGCGTAAAACGCCCTGTACGCGCCTGGCGCACAGCCGCAATCGCGCGCGGCTCGCGCCGCCGATCGGAATGCGCGAACCTTGGACCGATCCGAAATCGCAATCTTCGCGCCGAGCGCGCTGTCAGGGTCGATCGGCTCCGCGCGCGACGATTCCGCGCCGGCTGAGCGCACCGGCATGAGCCCAATCGCCTTGCGATAGCCATCCTCAAGCTGCGCGAACCATACCGCCGCATCGTATTGCGGGCGGGATAGATCGCCAGCGAGCAGAAGTTGACCAAGCGGCGTCCCGTATTCGACTCCGAGCACCTTGGACGCGACGCGCTCCTCGATGCGCTTGATCGCCGAGCGCGGCAGACCAACAGGATCTGTTTTTTTCTTCGCAGCCATCGTTACCCTGCCCTCCGCCGCGTCTCCGGCGGCAGCGCCGCCCGGAAATAGCTCCCGAACCCGTTGATGGTCTGGATCGGCTGCGGCATCCGCTCGCCCTGCGACCTCGACCACGCCTCCCACGCCGCCCACCCCGGATCGTGCCGGCCGACGAACACCGGGCGCTCTCCGACGCGCCGCCGCAGCGCCGCGCGCTCCTCGTCCAGCGAGCCGTCCCGGTTTACACCGGACGCCGCGCAGATCGCATCCACTTCGCGGCGGATTTCCACGAGCGTCGGCGCCCACCCCGAACCGTCGCCCGCACGCCCGTCGATAAACCGCGACACAGCCTCTTCGAGCGCGTCAGACGGGAGCGCGCCGAGCACGCGCATGGCCTCCGCGATCAGGATTTCGTGGTCGTCAGGATCAATCGGCCGCTGGCGCAGCGCCACGCCGAGACGGCGCAGCGCGCGACCGACGCCTTCACGCCCGCTTGCGGTCATCGCGATCCTCCTGTTGCCGATCATCCGAGTCACTCATTGCGGCAAGCGCGCGGCCAGCCGCCGCGTAGCCGCTCCGTCCAGACAAAGATCGCCCTCGCCCGCCTCCCTTGGGGGGCTTTGGGGGGGGATTCTGGTTCCTGGTATCTGGTATTGGTATCTGGGCTTTATCCTCGCCCTTATGTCTTGGCTTATCCGGCGGCGTGTCATCTCGTTGATTTATAAGACTTGGGTTGCCGCCCCTCGCGCCGTTCTCCGCCGCAGTTTTTCGACGATTTTCGTCGCGGATCATGCGGCGCGAGTAGATCACGCCGCTCTCCGTCCGGG